ACAAGACCTCAATGTCCGGTGGATAAAAAATGGTGTGCTCACTATGATGGAATGTACTGCACAATGAGTAGAAATTGTCCTGTATTAAGGACAGATTATGTATGATAAGATTGATGAGCTTAGTTCATACTTCTGGACGGAAAATGAGTTAGCACAGATGCACAAAGCTGTAATCAATCCATCAAGATACGATAAAACACCAAAGCATATATGCTGGTATCACCTACTCAAAGAAGGTGAATATACCGGTAAGGCAATGCTGCTTGCAGTAGAGTCAATAGTTGATGGTCAAGATGCAGTCAACAATGCACTTGCTGATGTAGGACTGTCATGTGCTATAGGAGAATTCGGTGATGAGTCGGTATTCGCAGCAAATAAAGTTCAGATGTTGTACTTGTTGTTTGAGAAATACCAATACGTTGGGAAGATCAGCTTTACAGGAGATGATAAAGTGTTTAGTTACGAAGAATGGATGGCAAAGCTGGTATAAAGGATAGGTTATGTATACTAACAACATAACATAAGGAGTTAGAATGAAAATAATGATAGACATATTAGCAATGGATAAGGCTAATGACATTATAAGTTCAACTCATAAGCTAATACAGTTTGATATCAATGATGTGCCTATGATGCCGTACGATATACATGACATAACAATTGTTGCTGATTGGTTATACACTAATAGTGTAGACCATGAAGCTGATATGATAATAGTTAATAGTATTAGTTTAAGAGATGAGCTAATAAAATTAGGAATAAATACAATGAGTATAGGATAATACAATGGGTAGATTAGGAATAGTAAAGAAGCAGGTTCCAGAAATTACACTGGAAGAATTGAAAGAGAGATTCCCTGCTAAGAAGAATACAATAACAGAGGAAACAGTTAAGTTAATTAATGATGCAATGAATGATCCACAGTTCAGTGGTGAAGAATTCATTAATACAATGTTAGATTACCAGAATGTACTTGCTACAAGTTCTGCTAGCTTCAAAGAATATGTAAATGCAATAAAGTTCTGTGCATACTTAGAGTCAACAGACTTCAATATAACAGAAGCATACAAGTTAGCAAGAGCAAGTGATGAGTTTGTTAAGGAAAGAATGTTCGCTCCAACAGATTCAAATGAATATAAAGAGTTAACAAGTAGAGCAAGTACGCATCATAAGTCACCGTTAGTTCGGAAGATACTAACACAGAGTGATATGCCTCTACACCTGATGTTCCAAGGGGCTAGGTATAGAGCAGTAGCCGTACTAGCTAGAGAAATGACAGATGCAGAGTACAGTAAAGATAGAATTGCTGCTGCTGATAAACTGCTAACACACGTTAAGCCTCCAGAGAATCAAAAGATTGAGTTAGACATCGGGATGACATCAGAAGCTAAAAGTATATCAGCTTCGTTAATGGAACAATTGGCAGTGACGGCAACACAACAACGTAGATTACTGGAAGCTGGTGCTGATATAAGATCAGTACAGAAGTTAGGAATACAAGCCGAAGTAATAGATGCTGAGGTGACTAATGGCTGATGATAAAATAAAGTCAGAAGTTACTGGTGATGAGTCAGTACCATACGAGAATTGGAAAGAGTATGAAAAGGCAGTAGAAGAAGGTAAAGAAATTATACCTGAACTGCCTAAGCAAAGACCAAATGAACGATATGCATTCTCAGTAGATGAAGCACTAGACACAATTGACCTAACATTCGGAGGATACACCCCAAGTGAAGATGCGTTAAACTTCTTCAACATAGTTAGACTAGTAATGGGAGAAGATCCAGAAGTAGACAATGGATTAATGCATTACTTCCTAGTAGACTTAGTGTATGGAAACATCAAGAGAGAACACTTCCCATACAGCAAAGAGATTCAAGATAAGATTAGATTCAATTCAAAGAAGATTGCAATAATTGCATCACGGTTTAGTGCTAAATCAACAATCATAACTGCATTCATGCCAATAGTTACAGCTGTAACTGGGCACATGCCTAACTTCGGAGATGTGATGTTCTGGGTTAGCTTCGGAGATTCACAACAAGCAGGGGCAAAAGTTCAAGCCAATACGGTTAGAGATATATGTGAAGATAGTAAGTTCTGTAAAGAGTACTTCGAGAAGATGAGATTCACAGATGAAGAGTGTGAATTCATTAGAAAAGGTGAAGGTCCTACTAAGAAGAGAGCATTCATGTTCAAAGTTAAAGGTGCTGCTGGTGGATCGGTTAGAGGTATTAGGTACAAAACAGAAAGACCTCAGATATTCTCATTCGATGATATTATCAAGAACGAAGCAGATGCAAATAGTCCAATAATTATGGCTAAGTTAAGATCAATGATTTACTCAGATGCTGAGAATGCAACTGGTAAAAAAGGTAAGATTATAATTGTTAATACACCATTCAATAAAAAGGATCCGGTGTATGCTGCGCTAGAGAGTGGAGTATGGACACCAGTTTGTATACCAATATGCGAGAAGATATCGCTAGATTTAAAGAAAGAAGACTACCGAGGTAGTTGGGAAGCAATGAAAAGTTATGAGGATATAATGGAAAAATATGAAGATGCTTACTATGGAGACACACTAAGAGAGTTCAATCAAGAGTTGATGTTAAGAATTAGTTCAGAAGAAGATAAATTAATTAAGAAAGAACATATACAAGAATATAGTAGAAAAGCTTTGATGCGAAACTTAGATTACTACAACTTATATATGACTACAGACTTAACAGCAAGTAATAGTGCTAAAGGAGACTTCAGTTGTGTGATGTTATGGGCAGTTGGAAGTAACAATGATATATTCCTGCTAGACTTACATGTCAAAAAGTGTACAATAGCAGAGCAGTATGAACCTATATTCGATATGGTTAGAACTTGGGGAAATCGTAAAGGTAGAAATGTGACAGTTGGTGTGGAGATTGATGGACAACAACAGTTAAATATGCATACACTAAAGAAGATGATGATTGAGAAAAATGTGTTCTTCACATTTGCTAAACAGATAGGTAGTCCATTCGGCAAAGAAGGGATCAGTAGACGACAAGCAACTGGTGCTAAACATGAACAATTCATGAGAGTGTTCCCATTATTCCAACAACATAAGATTCACTTCCCGGAAGAGTTAAAAGATTCACCTGATATGAAAGAAGTGATGAATGAGTTGAATTATATAACTTACACGGGTATAGGCTCAAAGCATGATGACGCACTTGACTGTATCAGTATGCTAGCAAGTATGGAAATGATAGCACCAAGCATGGACTTAGTAATGGATAATGAAATAACAAGTGCAAGTGAGTCAATATGGGGAGACTTCGATAACTCAAGTAAAGTAAGTAGTAGTGGAAGTACTGTGTTTTAAGGATATGTGAAGGTTAAAAATGGTAATATGAAGTAAAATGATAGGAGAAACAAATGACTGTTGGACAAGTAATAGACCTGGCTAAAGTCAGTGAATTAAATGGATTAGGGATTGCTAATAATGATGCTGCTGTTATAGGATTCCTAAACTTAGGCATGTTAGAGTTATATAAAAGATTCACCTTAAAATATGAAGAGCATTTAATTACACTAGATGAAAATGTAAGTATATACACAATGCCTGCTGATTATATGTGGATAATAGCTGCCTATGGAGATCTAGATGCAAGGTCAGGAGACTTTGTTAATTTAATACCTATAAACGAAGAGGATAATCCGGCTAGTATAAATACAAGCAGTTGGAATAAAATTCAGGTGCCACTAAATACAGGAGGAGCGCATATAAGTATTATATATGTGGCTAAACCTACAGTATATACAATAGATGACTTAAATGTGGAGTTAGATTTACCTCCTCAAATGGTTGAGGCTCTACTGTCGTATATAGGGTATAGAGGAAATTCAACAATAGATAGTGGATTGCAAACAGAAGATAATGCATGGTACATTAGATTCGATTCAAGTTGCAATAAGATTAAGCAGGAGAGTATGTTGATATGTTTTCATCTAGTGTAATTACATACTCTTCGTACTTTAATGCGAATCTTTTATATAGTTCTAACATGCCTAGGTTTAGGAATCCTATAACTGCTGCAGTATTCTCAGCAATCTTCAACCCATTTAGTTCACTGACTTTTGCCAGGTCTATTACTTGTCCAACAG